GGGCGTGTTCCAAGACCAACGCCTATTGCGGCAATCCCAGCGGGGCCTTCGCCGGCCAGGACAGCAGCCAGCAATACGTCTTCGTCAATTTCTACGACATTGGCGGCAGCTTCGACAGCATCCATTTTACTGAAAACCCGAGCGTCGGCGCCTATGAGTCCGACAACCACACGGTCGGCTACGTCACCGCCGAAACCGGCATCCAAGTCCCCGAGCCCGCAAGTCTCGGCCTGTTCCTGACCGGGATCGGCGGGCTGCTGATGCTGCGCCGCCGCGCGGGCTGAAGCCAGGCGCTCACGCCAACCCGCCGCCGTTCGCGATCCGCTCGATCTGCGCCAGGGTCATCGGGCGGCGCAGCGCGCGCTTGGCGAGTTCCAGGGGATCGCGGCTCGGCAGCTCGGGCGCCGCCTGGCCCGCAAGGCCGTCGGCGGCTTTATCGATCGCTATCGCCTTTAACGCGGCGCGACGCTCGGCCGGCAGGCGCAGCAGCGCCTTTCGCAACGCATTGCGCTCCGCGATCAGCCCCGCGATCTTGTCGGCGTCCTGCGCGCCGTCCTGATCGTCCGGGTCGCAATCGTCGCAGGCGGCGCCCAGCGCCACGGCGCGATCGTGAATGTCCTGGATCATCTGGAGGTCGGCTGCGGAATTGCGCGCGCCGATCTTCAGTGTCGGCTCGTCGTCCGATTTGTACATGGTGAACACCGCCTCCGGGTTGGCGGGGCGATCGACCAGGCTGATCTCCGACAGGCGGACGCCGGTGATCACGTGTTTCTGCACCCGGTCGCGCGACACCACCTTGCCGCCGATCGAGAAGCCCTTGTAGACGCCGGCCGCGACTTTCTCCCACGCGGCCGGATCGACGATCTTTGCGGCCAGATACAGCCCCCGCTCGTCAAGCTCCGCCTCGGTCGCGACGCCGACCGCGGACGGCTGGTGCATCTCGCGAATATTGGCGAAGCGCATATAGTCGGGCAGCGCCGCCTCCAGCGCCTCCCGCTTCACCACCTCCCCCTGGCTGTCCAGCGCCTCGGTCGAGGCGTAGCCGAACACCATATGCTGGTCCTGGTCGATCTTGGCGATGGTCGCGTAGAGTTTCATGGGGCTCTCCTGTTCAAGTGAAGATTATTTAGCCACAGATTACACAGATTGATACGGATAAAATAGAATAATTATTTTGATCTTTTTTTTCACGTCCGCGCAGTCATGTATTTATCCAAATAAATTCATTAATTCTGAAACTTAACCCGTTTAAGTAGACGGCATAAAAAAATTTTCTTGTTTAGCTGTATTTATCTGTGTAATCTGTGGCTAAAACGTGCAAATCATCATCCCGTGACGCTGGCCAGCGTCACTGCGCCGGCGCCGGTGTAGATGAGGGGGACGTCGCCGCCGGGGATGGGGTCCTGGCCGGATTCGGCGCGCGCCTCGTTGATGGTCTTGAGGCCGGCGCGGACCTTGAGGTCGGTGATCTGCGCCTGCTGCAGCGGGTCGGTCGCCTTTTCGTCGATCCATTCGAATTCGAGGTCGGTCCAGCCGAAATCCTCCTCGATCACCTGTTCGACCAGGTTCTTGATCCACAGCATGATCGGGGCCAGCCCCTCCTCCAGCGCCATTTCCTGGGCGTTGTCGGCGGTGGCGCGGTTCATCTGGCGCGTGAAGGGCGCGGGCGAGGTCGAGAAGGCATAGCAGACGATGCGCGCCAGCCACTCGTCGAAATCATCCTTGAGCGGCGGCTCGCGCGTCGCCTGATAGCGGAAATCCGCCGGCACGAAGCGGGCGTGCCGCCGTTCAGCGATATTGCCGGCCAGGATCGTGTCCCAATAGGTCTGGAACTGCGAGATCTGATCCATGGTCCAGCTTTGCGGCACGCCGATCAGCGCCTCCGGCACGTTGCCCTCGGTGAAATATTGCAGCTGCGCCACCTGGCGGCGGAGCGCGATGTTGACCGTGGTGATGATCTGCTCCACCGGGGAGAAACCGTAGACCTTGGCGGTGCGCGGGTTGCGCGGCAGGTAGATCAGCTCGTCGCGCGCGAAATCGCCCTTTGGCACGCCATGCAGCACCTGCTGATAGGCGGGGTCGGGCGGCGCCGGCGCGCGACCCTGCTCGTCGATCAGCACCTTGATCGTGGCGCCGTCCACCGGCTCCAGCGCCAGCAGATCGCCGCCGACGCTGCGCGCCTTGTAGAGCGCCGGCGCGTCGATCACCAGCAAATCCTCCAGCAGCATGCGCAGCCACGCGCCCCAGCGATGCGCGCCGTCAGGCCTGCGAAAGAACGCCTCCAGCGTCAGCACGCGGGGATCGTCCGCCGCGGCGGCCACCGAGCGGCCATCCTCTCCGCCCTTGGGGCGGATGTTCCAGCGCAGCTTTTCGACCTGATCCTTGCGGGTTTCGATCACCAGCCGCAGCAGGTCATAGCTTTCGGCCAGCGCCCGCATCTGGGCGAAGGACACCCCCTCCTCGCCGCGCGGCTGGTACTGGATGTTGAGCCCGGACAGATAGTCGAAGCGCCGGGGCTCGGCGAACACCGGGTCGGCGGGCCGGATCGGCTGCAGCGGCCCGAACCAGTTGTCCGGCGCGACGCCGCGGATGGCATAGCGCAGGCCGGCGCCGAGTCTGCCCATGAATCCGGCGGCCATGAATCCGGCGGCCATAAATCCGGGCCCCTGGAGGTTTGGACCCGTCAGCGGCGTCAGTTTACCCTGTGGCGGCATCGGGCAATCCTGTGGCGTTGAAGAAGGAATAGAGCGCGATGCGGCGCCCCGCCTGCGTGCCGCAGACGAAGCCCAGCAGGTAGCGCGCCGGCGGCGGCTGGCCGATCGCCTGGGCGGCGACCGTCCCGATCAGGACCGGCGCGCCGTCCAGCGCCGCGGCGTAGCCGGCGGCGGGGACATCGACCGGAAAGAAATTCACCGTCAGGCTGGCGGCGTCGAGCGCGTCCCCGGCATCGAGCGCCGGCCCCAGATCGATGCCGAACACATCGTCCGCCGCCGACGACAGCAGCGGGAAATCCCGCCCCGCATAGCCCGAGACGAAGACCGGGGTCAGGGTCCGCTGGAGGTTCAGCGACCGCGCCGGTGCGCTTTGCGATTGGCCCGCGTCATCCAATTGGCCCGACGCGGCGCCCAGCCCGTCCAGCAGGAAGGATGCCGGCCCGTTCAGCCCGAGCCCGAGCGTTATCTGCCATCCCGACATGGGGCGCCTCCGGCAATTGTCAGACCGAGCGTCGGATCGAGAGCGGCCGGGTCACGCCGTGCGCCGGCGGGAGGTCGGCGCCGACGCGTTGTCGAGCGTGAAGCTCATCGCCGCGGTCGAGCCGTCGAGCCCGCGGGCGGTGAGCGCGGTCCCCGACTGATCGACGTTGGTCAGCACCGCCAGCAGCCCGTAGAGCAGCTGCGCCAGCGTTCCGGGCTGTCCGGCGGCGGCGTAGCTTTCGGTCAGCTGGCCGACCAGCGCGCCCAGCGCCGCCCCCGCGGTCCCCGCCGCGTCATGGGCGGACAGCGCCGCGTCGAGCGTCGCGCCCGCATTGTTGATCGCAACCTTGCCGGCTGCATCGCCCAGCGGCAATCCCCCCGCCGACCCCGCCGCCGCCGCGGGCAGCGCCGACAGCCCCAGCCGGCCCGAATCATACGGGCTGAACGCCACGACCTGGCATTTGACGTCCGCCGGATCGCCGCCCGACGCGGTGGCGTGGAGGATCAGCGCGCCGTTGGTCGCGACATCGGCGGCCGCGGGCGTCAGCATGTACCAGCCATTGGCGATCTCGCTGACCGCGCCGGCCGGCGCGGCGAAGGCGCCGCCGTTCTTGGCGATGGCGACCGCCGGGCTGGCCCCGGTCAGCGGCGAAACATGATCCGCCGCCTGCACCATCGCAAACACGATCGGCCGCGAATCCCCGTTCAGTATCAACTGCATAGAAACCCCCCATCATTCATTGCAAAGCCGCGCCCGGCTGTAGCCGGAAGGGTTGGAAACTACGGACACCCCTCCTACCATCCCAGCAATCATATCTTCTGCCCACAACGCACCGAGAGACTGGTCCCCAAGATCAGTAGGATGAATTCCGTCCCGCTGATACGACGGATGCAACTGAAACCAGTTGTAAGAAGCGAGCGGCCTTTTGTAGAAAACTGTGACATTATCAGCAGTTTCTGCAAGCATGTCTGCATATTGAATTAACAAATTACTGTTTCTTATACTTTCTGTACCCGAAGCATCTGACATAAAACAGGCTGACACTAAATGAATTGATTTCAAGCTGGTCAAGTTTTGCCGTATATAGTTGATTATGTTTTGAACATTTGATCTATAGGTTGTCGGCGATGTTGAGTAGGAAGCGCCCGCGTCCGCTCCGCCGACCTCGACGATCACGCGCGTAACGCCTGCTGAATTCCAGGCTGTCACTGCATTGACAAGATAATTTGTGGAGGCACCCGGCAGCCAGTCGGCAGAAACGGAGCCACTCACGGCACTATTGACATTGTTCACAAACTGCCGATCGGTCAATTTGAAGTTAATCTGATCGATCATCGAGCTGAAAGGGGTTTGAACAGTCGAATATGCACCCTCAAGGATAGAATCACCCAGGCCGCCGAAGCCTTCGGCTGCTGTCAATGGGAGGGTCCTCACGTGGGCCTGGGTGGAGAACACTGACAAGCCACTAGCGGTGTCCGTGTATCCAAGAGAATAATAATAATCAGTTCCGGCCACACAACTCGTATCGATCAGACTTTCCAGTGTTGCGCCGTTGAGTGGAAGTCCGATGGTCTGAACTTCGGTAGATCGGTACCATTGGAAGCTAAAACTACCGCTACCACCGGTCGGGTAGGTTGCAGAGAATTGCGTTGAATTGGCACCTATATAGGTATTGTAGATGGTCCCTGCAGCAGTGGGAGAAGTCACAATACATGATGAGGTATGACTAACTGCCAGCACCCCAGATGATGTTGCTTTAATTGAGATGCTCAGGCCGGACGCGTTAATTTCAGGCGTATAGGTAAAGCTTTGTGCGGCCCCAGCATTATTTGGCGTGAACGTTAGACTGGGTGGCATAAATGTACCACTATGCCCTCCATCCGACATAGATACAGAAACACTTGACGTAAGAGTGCCATTCATCTGAACGATATAGTCGCCAGACGCCAAGCTAGGCGCTGTGGTTTGAGATACCGGCGTCAGTGTAAAATCGGTCGCGATTATGTTGCTCACGACGCATTCTGCGGTGCCTGTTGCGCTAAAGCCACCCAAAGCCGTACCGGTGAGGACAACTGTCCGCGACGGCAGGGTGGAAACTGGCGTGTAGGTGAAAGTCAGCGTCGTATCCGAGGTAAACGTCAGATCTGCCGGTGAGAATGTTCCCCCGAGCCCGCCATCCGAAAGGACGATTGTTGTCGAAGCCGCGGGCATCCCGTTCAACGTCACAGAAAATGGGGCAGTCACCGCTCCCGCATTGATCGTCTGAACTGTCGGCGAGATACTGAAACCACTAGCCGAAGCAGCGGCCGTCGTAATGGAAAACGCGTTCGACCAGCCTATCGCGCCCGTCGAGTCCGTCGTTATCCATATGTAATAATATGAAGTGGACGCCCTGAGGCCGGTGTCTTCGAACGTCAGCCCCGTTGCACCGGCAATCAGGTTGCTTGTTTGAGGTACGAAGTTTGCGCTTGTTGACCGGTACCCCTGGTAGGTATATGGGCCGGTCCCGCCCGTTGCGGCGGCAACCGTGATCGTCGCTGTCGTGGTCCCCACGTTTGACGCGCCGAGCGCGCCGCCCATGAGCGATGAATTGCCATAGACGGTAATGTTGTCTGCGCTGTTGCCTGATACCGCGCCTTCGCCCGCATAGCGGAAACCGGCATAACCGGCAACCGTGATCGAGCTGTCGCTTACAGTCGCTTGGTACAAACTAGGCTCCGACGATCCGTCTACCCAGACCTTGGCGCTTATCGTGGTGCCGATCGCCGCGATCTTGAAATGCAGCGCGGCCCCGCCGAAGGCAACACCACTATTTTGAGCGCCACCTAAGCCAGTGATCACCCCGTCCACTGATTTATACGGTGTAAAAAATACGTTGCCTTCTGAAGAGCTTAATCCCCATCCATACCAGGTTCCTGCGTCGGCAGCGCGGATGAGCGGCGTAAAGCCTCCATTGCCATCGAAGCTCTTTGTAACGTAG